GACCTTGATGTTCTGGCCAGTGTGCAAGCTGAGCCGGATGAGGTTGACGTGCTGGAGCGCGTAGGCTCCCTTGCTGTCGTACTTCCGTCCGTAGACCTTGCCGCCGCCCAGGTCGAGCTTGGCGCGAGACTGGCGGATGGCGATGACCGTGGTCTCGTTGACCTCGACCTCTGGTTCGAGACCCTTCCAACCGCAGTCCGGGCACTCGTACTTGTAGTTGATCTTGTTGCTGTCGGTGACCTTCTTCGACAGCGGCGCACGAGCACAGCCGGGACAGCGATAGACGGGGTTGAGGGCGTCCAAGATCTTCTTCGACCACTTGGTCTGCAGCATCGCGGGCGAAGCGACCTGGGGCGTTTCGTCCAGGCTCGCCACGTCCTCAGCTCCGGTCAGCATCATGTCCCAGCTGTCGATGCCGATGACCTGGTAGATGTTGTGTTCGACCGCGTAGACGATGCCATCGAGCACGTTCTCAGCCGGTCCCTCGAAGATGTGGAACTCGCCGACCCCGGGGCACCGCATCGCCTCCTCGACCTCCTTCTTGGTCAGCGGATCTTCTCCGCGCAGCTTCCGGGCGCGCTGGGTGACGTCGATGTCGTACTGGCTCATCGCCACCTTCACCCCGCACATCTGGGCGAAGTGCTTGTCCACGAAGTTCTCGAAGCAGGCCATGGCCAGGCAAGAACGCTCGCCGTAGTGCCGCTGGACCTCGGCGAAGTAGCGGTAGAGCAGGTAGTTCTTCCCCGTGCTCTCCGGCCCATCGATCTGGCAGACCCCACCAGCCGGCAGACCGCCACCGGTCGCGAGATCGATGGAGGGGATGCCGTTGGGTCGGCGCAGGTCGAACGCGCTCCATGCCTCGCTGGCGGGTCTGATGATCGGCCCGTTGTTGCCGAACCTCATGTTGATGGCGAGCGCTACCTGCTTGGGGTCTGGCTTCGGGAACCGTTCCCAGTCGCCCTTGGCGTTCTCCCTCGCCTCGGCTTTGGCCTTACGGCCCTTGGAGGCCGGCTTCTCCTCGCCGTCCACGGACTTCGCCGTGATCCTGCTAGGTGCTTTCCTACTCAAGTGCCCTCCTTTCTGTATGTATTCGACTGCCCTATTCAAAAGGCCAACATCATCTCTGAATACGCCCAATCCATAGTTGCAGCTCGAGCACAAAAGACCACGAACCATGCCCGTACTATGATCATGATCCACGTACAATCTACCACCGCGTTCCTTACTTGTCGGAGGAGACTCGCAGATCGCACAAGAGCCATCTTGCTCCTCTAGGAGTAGATCGTAGTCTTGTGACGTCATGCCGTACTTGCTCCGCAAGGAGTATTCTTTGAAGTACTCCCTGATATGGTCTCTTGTCTCTCTCCTGTACTGCCTACGTCGCTCTTTGTTCGTGTTCTTTTTGTGTTTCTCCCTCGCCACCTGTGGATCACGATCGTATAGACGCTTCGCCCTTTCACGGGCATTCCTTCTGCATCGCTCACACAGCTTGTAGCGATCGTTGGGCTTTGGCCTTTTGCAGAAAGTGCAGTTCATTTCTTGTCCGGCTCGGACTCCTTCTCGTACGGCTCGGTCCCCTTCTCCGGGTCCAGCGGCACGTTGACGTTGGGATCGGGCTTGGGCTGTCCGCCCTTGCTGCCTACCTTCTCCTTCTCGACCTTCGCGGGGTCGATCTCGACTCCGTACTTTTCCATGGGTTCCTCCTCTGATCTTCGCAGGGGTAGGTACTCCCGGAAGATCCTCTCGTTCGCCTCCCTCAAGACCTTCAGGTACATGAGAGGCTTGATCAGACTTTGGATCAGGGGGATACCCCAACCCTCAGTGCGCTTCGGTCCAGCTTTCTCCATGGCCGATGTCCACTCCTAGTGGGATGCTGAGCTCCCGGAACGGGAAGCCCTTGATGATGTCTGGAAGCGGCTCGAACGGGTGTTCCATCAGCTCACGGATTCGGGGTATGGCCTCCTCCAGACACTCCGGAGGAACCTCCATCATGATCTCGTCGTGGATCTGAAGGATCTGCCGGACACCCATGTCACGCAGCTGCTCGGCCTCCATGCTGTCCCACTCGCCGATCCCCTCCAGTCGCAGCTGTGCAAGACGAGCCACGTCCGCTGCCCCACCCTGGATGCGGGAGTTCACGTCCTGGCGAAGCGCGCGAGCAGCTAACGGCCCCGGGCGCTCAGGAACCCACTTCTTATCTCGAGGATTCCAGTATCCTTCTTTCCAGTCGTGATCTGCGTCTACCAGCCTCCGCACCCGGCCCAGGTAGGTGTAGACCTCGAGATTGCGCCGGCAGAAGTCGTGCGTGTCATCGAGGAACGCCCGCACCCGCGGGTATGGAGCGAAGTACTTCTCGATCTTCTCTTCGGCCTCCTCCACGGTGCACCCGAGATCCTCGGCTAACGCGCGCTTGCCCTTGCTGTAGTTGAGACCGAAGCCGATGGCCTTGGAGTCACGACGGTGCCCCAGCAGCATCCTCACCCATTCCGGCCACTCGGTCTTGGGCACCTCCGCCTTCTCGAGCTTGCCGCCTTCTTTCTTGGCCTTGACGATCTCCTCGTAAGGCACGCCGTACATCAGGGAGGCGGTTCCCATGTGGATGTCCCATCCACGGCGGATCACGTCTCGCATGTTCTCGTCGCCCGAGAGGTCTGCCATGATCCTCATCTCGAGCTGCATGTAGTCGGCGCAGACGAGCTCGAACCCCTGGCCGGGCATGAAGGCACCACGCAGGTCGTATGGGTCCTCGTCCGGACGCTTGATGTTCTGGAGGTTGGGGTCGGTAGAGGTGAGACGGCCGGTGACGGCGACGTGCTGGTTGAGCGTTGGATGGATGCGGCCGCGGTGGTCGGCCCTCTTGATCATGCCTTCGACGTACGTGCCCCTGGTCTTGCCGAGATCGCGATGCTCCAGAAGCAGCCGGCTGAGCTCGCACCCGTTCTTCTTCCAGACGGTCAGCACATCCTCATTCAGCTGGGGCTTCCGGTTCCCGCTCTCCCCGCCCTTCGTCCAGGTCACGGGCCCGTACCCCAGGTCGCCGAAGAACAGCTCCTGAAGCTGCTTGGGGCTGGCAAGATTGACGTCCTTGCCTGCGAGCTTGTTGAACTGTCTCTCGATCTTCTCCATGTCCCTCGTGATGGGACCTTCGAGGTCTCGGAGATAGCCTCGGTCGATCATGACGCCGCGGCGCTCGCAGTTGTAGAGCACCTTCGTGTACGGCACCTCCACCTTCTTGAACACGTCCCACAGGCTGAAGCGCTCATAGACCGTGGGGGAGCGCTCGAGCTTGTCCTTGAGGTAGCGGTGGACCGCCAGGCTCGCCCAGGCATCGCAGGAAGCGTAGTCGATGGCCGCCTGTGGGTTCTCCTTCATGATCCTGATGAGCGTGTCCTGGTAGGTCTCCTTCCTGGCCTTCTTGAAGACGGACTTGAACTCCTCCATGTTGAGGTGGAGGTAGCGGGCGGCCACATCCTTCAACCCGTGGCGCTTGTTCTCATCGTATAACCAATCCATCACCAACGTGCAGTGGATAGGTCCAGCGAGCAGCGGCACGCCGGAGTTGGCGAGGATGTTGTTGTCGTAGTTGGCGTTGGTCATCACCCAGGTGATGTTCGGGTCGTCCCCGATCTCTCTGCTGAAGACCTCCAGCATCGTGCTGTCGAGGCAATACCGATCACCCAGCTCTGGGTGCTTCTCGGGATCTGGTCCTAGGTCCGTGCACAGAGACCAGAAGAGGACCACGTCCCTCGATCGATCCAAGCCCGTGGTCTCGGTATCCAGCGCACAGATCTTCTTGTCCCTGATCTTTCTGCAGATCTGAACCACCCGTTGCGGACTGTCCACCCACTCAGGGATTGGTAGCTTTCGCCACATAGGTCATCCTTGGTAGTGGGAGGGAGGGGCCGCAACCCCTCCCTCCCGGGTGGTCGTTCTAGTACGGGATGTCCCCGTCCTCGGCGTCGTTCCTGGACTCGTCGCGCTCGCGGTCGTAGTCCTGAACGTGACGGCGGGTCTCGTCGTCGCCGAAGGGGTTCTTCACCCGCAGGTGCTTGGCCTGGTACTTGTGGTCGTCGCCCATGAAGACGCGGTGGAGGATGTCGCGCTGCGGGATGAGGTCCTTCACGCGCTCATCGATCTTGCCGGGGACGTGCCTACCGATGATCAGCTGCGACTTCGTGCCGTCGCCCTCACGCCGAACCTCGAGATCGACGTCCCAGAGGCGCAGGGGGTCGGGGTCGTTGCAGCTGTCGCAGTCGTAGTTGGGGTTGAGGAAGTCGATCGTGTCGCACTTCTTGCACTCGTGCGGCTGGCTGGTCTTCTCCCTGACCTTCTTCGGGGTCCACAGATCGGGGTCGCCGTCGACGTCGATGACGTCGGCGTCGCAGCCCGCACAGGACCACAGGGGGATGATGATCTTCCCGCCGCAGGTGCACTCCTTCTCGAGGTCGTTGGTTTTGGCGGTGAGGGCGGTCATGTGGTTGCCGCCGATGCTCCAGTGCATGAGCTTGCCGAAGACCTTGTCGTAGCCGGCCTTGCGGATCTTGGGGTCCTCGTCCTCGGCCTCGGAGCAGAGGACGCGGTTCATGATCGGATCGCCCTTCTTGTGGAACTTGCTGTCCTGCTGGTAGACGAGCTCCTTGCCGTCCTTGTCCTCGGCCGGGATCAGGTAGAACCAGTCGAGGTGGACCAGGAGGAAGCCGTAGAGCGGGCGGAAGCTGACGTCCTTGGCACCGTGCTCCCGCTCGTAGCACGCGACGCAGTTGCCCGTGCCCTTGAGCTTGTCGTCCACGACCTTGTAGTGCTTGTTGCAGAGGAAGGTCTTCTTGCAGCGGTCGGCGTAGTGCTCGATGTACTCGAAGTACGGCGCGCGGCCGCCCTCGAACGTGGGGTAGTTGCCGGGGATCAGCCGGATGAGGGCGGGCTCTCCCTGCGGCGGCTTGAACCTGGCGTTGAACCGGAACCCGATCATCGGGCGTCCAGAGCTCCGGCTCTTGTTGTCGGCCAGCTTCTTGTTCATGCGCCGGCCGAAGTTCCTATCGAGGTCAGTTCTTCCCGGATCGTCGGACATAGCGTTCTCTCCACCTGTTGAAGGTCTCTGGATTCTCGATCACGTTTGTGATCTCCTCTTGTGGAAGGTTGTCGGGCTGTGTCCCTTCATCACAGTCTTTCGGGTACCGACAGACCGCCACGGGGTTGGACTTCCTCAGTCGCTCTCCTGCCTCAAGCACTCCTTTCTGTGCGTCGGGCGTGTTGTCCAAGAACAGGACCAGCTCACACGCCGTTCGCTGAAGCAGCCGTTGCTGGACGGCTGACAAGTACGTCCCCATCAAGGCCACCGTGTTCCAGGCACCGTTCTGGATCATCCAGAGGCAGGCCTTGAAACCCTCCACGACATAGATGCGCTCGATGTCTCCATGGAAGGCCGGAGAGTACACCTGGTGCATGTTCCAGAGGAACTGGCTCTTGTTGAAGTCGTACCCTCGGTAGCGGTCGCTGAACCGCATGAGGTCCGGCTCCTTGTAGAAGAGGTAGCGCGGTCGATCCCCAACCACGGTCCTGCCTGAGATGCCGTACAGCACTCCCAGGTGGTTGCGGATGGGGAACGTGATCCTCTGGTAGTCCTTGTCGAATCCGATGTCGTGCTTGGCGAGCAGCTTCTTCTCGAACCCGGCATCCAGTAGCGACGTCGGGCAGAAGTCGAAGATCCCCAAGATGCTCTCGTTGAGCGGCATGAGCCCCTTGAACAGCTGACGGGGCATCTCCTTCTTGCGTGGTGTGTCGGTGAGCGAGTCCTTTACCGCGTCCAGTATGGCTGCCCGCTTCCTCGGCGGCGCTCCGATCTCCTTCAGGAACGTGAGTAGGTTCCCGCTCGCGCGGCAGGAGTGGCAGATGAAGAGGCCGTTCTCCAGGCTCATGTAGAAGGCCCCCTCACTGCGCTCTTGATGGAACGGACACGCCCCCTGGATGTTCTTGTGATCAGACGTCTCCTTCCACCATTTGAGGTAGGTCTCCGCGAGGTCGCTCACGACGCTTCGGATGTCGATCACCGCCGTCTCCCACCAGGTCGATCCTGGATGTCGGAGGTGTACTTCTTGTCCTTGATGCGGCCCATCTCCCGCTCCTCCTCTAGCGCGGCTTGCTCCTCCTCGGCTTTGAACAGTGCCCGAATCTGCTTGGAGCTTTCGAAGATCCGATTGAGGATGATGTACTTCGCGAGGTCGACGTCCAGCAGGAAACCCGGCAACTTGATCTCTCTCGCCCCTGCTATGACCACAGCTAGCTGCACGAGGTTGTCCTTCTCGATCTTGATGATGCGCGCAGCGAGGTCGCATTCCTGCCCAAAGGCGTCGCTGTAGGCGAGCTCGGCAAGATTGCCACCACGACTCTCCTCGCCCTTGCGGTTGGCCTGGGTCGTGATGACGACCGGGATCTTGTACTGCTGAGCTGACTTCTTCAGACTGCGCACGACGGTGATCATGTCGCGCACCCAGTCCTTCTCTTCGGTCTGCATGCGGTAGGCAGCGTCCAGGAACACGATGTCGGGCTCGAACTCTTCGATCTTGGCCCTGAAGGCTGCGATCTCCTGCTCGGTCTTGCCGCCCCAACCGGTAGTGATGAGAAGCGAGCTGTTCTGTCCGGACTTGGCCAGATCTCTCTCGTTGTCCTCCAACTCGTCCACGAGCTCGAAGAATGCTCGCTCCTGCGGCTCCGATAGCTGACCATTCCTGAACGCCAGGTAGTCCACCCCCAGCATTCTGGCAACCGCGCGAGTGCGGATCTGAGCCGGTGCCATCTCCTTGCTGAAACACAGGCACCGGCAGTGCTGGTGGACGTAGCACTCGACAAGCATGTCCACCAGCAGCCAGGTCTTCATCGACTTCGGACGGCCGTAGATGATGATCAGCTCGCCCTTTTGCATGCCGCGGGTCTGTTCGTTCAGTGGGTGGTCTTGACGCCCGGTCTTCTTCGTGATCTTGGGACGACCCTTCTCATCGTGCCGTCCCCAGCCCATGGGATAGGGGATGCCGAGGTAGCCGCCCTCGTTCTTGGCCAGCTCGTACTCGCGCTTGACCTCCTCCATGGTCGAGGCCAGCGCGATGTCATCGGAGACGGACGCTGTGATCTGCAGACCCTTGATCTCCTTGTGCAGGCGATCGAGAGCGTCTTGCGGGTCCTTGTCGATGAGGTCCGGTAGATCTTCTTGGAGGCGCGTGAGCTGCCTCCGCATGTAGTCCTCCCTGACCTCGATGCAGAGGCTCTTGAGCGACATGCGCTTGGACGGGGAGGGAAAGTCCCACGAGGGGAACTTTCTGTTCATGCTGTCCCAGTCAGGAACGGTGTTGCGCGTGTCCCGGCTCTGGTACTTGTTCAGGATGAACTTGAATGCCTCGCGTGCTTCCACGTTGCCGAAGATGTCGACCGTGATGTTCTCAGAGAGCGGGGTCTTCATGTCCCCCGTCTCCACGATCATCGATATCAGCTGGAGTTCGGGGTTCGCTGGCATCTATGCCTCCCGGATGTGGACAATGTGCCCCTTGTTGTAGAGGAACTCCTTCGGTATGTTGCGGTTGCCGTGGCTATCCTCTACCAGCACCTCGACCCCGATGTGGTAGCGGTCGGCCCAAAGCAACTTCCCGGACAGGCCACCTCTTGACTGCTGGGGATCGGTGCTGAAGATGATCTCCTTGCCGAGGAGCTTCACGATCTTCGAGTGCCAGTTGTCCTGTGCGAACAGCACGTCCTTGAGACTGGCCACGGTCGACCTCAGCTCCTTCACGGTCTGCTGAAGGGTTTTGAAGTCCGTCCACAGCTGCGTCAAAGACGACGGTTGCGTGGGTTTGGTGTCCTTCCCCATGAGTCCCACTTACGCGGCCTGCGCGAGATAGGTCCCGGCGTACTCCTCGAGGGCAGCCCGGCGCTCCATGTCCCGCACGTTCTGGGCGGCGCGCGTGATGGCCTGCCACACGCCGTAGCGGGTGGGGATCGGCTCGGCCTTGAACGCCTCCTTGACCTCCTCCTGGAAGGTCTTCGTGGCCTCCATCTTGGTGAGGAACTTCACGATCTCGTCGTTGACAGCCTCCTCGCCGCCGAGCGTCTGCTCCTGGAGGACGGTCATGCGCTTGCGGTTGTTCTCGTACTGGGAGGGGAGGGAACGGAAGGTGTCGTCGAGCAGGCTGTCGATCCCCATCTCGTCGATGGAGCGGTGGACGCGGTAGAGCATCCGGCCGCCCTTGACCGTCACGATCGCGCCGTTGAGGCAGACCAGACGGAAGGTGAAGCCGTCGATGATCAGGGCCGTGTAGCCGACCTCCGAGTTCCGCATGTGGAAGCCCTGGTAGACCCAGTCGCCATCGGGCAGCTTGCCCTCGCGCTCGGCCAGGTCGTAGATGGCCTTGGTCTCGGGGCGCTTGCGATCGAGCGGACCCATGTTGATGGGCTCGCCGACGACCGTGAAGTGACTGGCGCGGTCGTTGTAGAAGTCGGTCCCGAGGTGGTTGCGCATGAAGCCGAGCTCGTCCACCTGGTTGCGGAAGCGCTTCGCCAGGCGGTCGAACACGCGGACGTTGTCGATGGGGGAGTAGGTCGGGGAGAGGAAGCCGCGAAGGTAGCCATCAGCTCCCTTCACACCGGGGTCACCGGGCTTGAAGCGCCGGGCGCGGATGAGACGGGCCTCCTTCGTGCGGGAGAACCGCCTCTGCAGCTCCTCCTGCATCTCGGCCGGCTGGACGATCTTGGGGTCGAACCACTTGTCCCACTTCACGCCCAGCATGCTGCCGAGCTGGCCGCGGGACCAGTCGGTCATGTTGAGCACGCCGACGTTGGGCACCTCGATGTTGAGACCCGGCATGATGCGAAGCTTGTCCAGCTCCACCACCTGGTCCCTGAAGTTCAGGTCGTGCAGCTTGTGGACCTCGTCGCACACGCTGTCAAACTTGATCACCTTCTTCCGATCCATCAGCAAGCCCATGGGGTTCACGTGGTGCTCCTTTCTCTTCTGCCGTGGGTGAGTCGGGAAACAGGATGGCGAGCGCGTCGGACTCCAACGACTCGATCAGCCTGTCCATAAGATCTCGGGTCAGCCGACTCTCGAACCCGAGCTCTGGCGCGATGGTCCCGTAGGGACGCCCGGTCTTCCGGTTGACGTACCCGAACCGGGCGGTACGGACTCCCTTCACCTTGTCGATCACCAGCTCGATGAGGACAAGGCTGTCGAAGATCGGTTTTCCGATAGCGGTCTGCATCACTTCTTCTCCAACCAGTCGACGAACCGGTCAAGGTCGCCCTGGATTGCCTTGTGGTCCTTCCACGCGAACTCGTGCGCCATGCTGGCCGCGTAGTTGTTGGCTCGCTGCATCACGTTCTCGTTGCGTGCGCAGGGGATCGTGACCGTGCAGGTGGTCTCGACAGACATGCCGGACTCCCTGTTGCTCTCCCACCTCTTGATGCCGTGAGTCACTTGAACCTGCGCCGGGCCGTCCTCGATGTCCGTGGTGATGTCCCTTGTGCGGGCCTCCTCGTTGACCTTCTTGCCGTCCTTGCTGGCGATCGTGTGCGTATGAGCTGTCGCTCCGCGTTTTGGGATCTGCCTCATCAGAAGTTCATCTCCTTGGGCGAGCCGGGCATGAGCGAGATCGTGGGCTCGTCCTCATGGAAGGCCTGCCGCGCGATGTCGGCGTCGATCTCCCCCTGCCTGAGCAGCTGCTCGAGCTTGGAGACGTCGACCTCGTAGACGGTCTTGGCCGTGAGGAACAGCTCCTGCTTGTCGCGCGGCACGCTGTTGGCCAGGATGTGGCCGTCCCACCACTCCCGGCGTCTCTTCATGGCCCCGAACTCCCCGACCACGAGTCGGTTCTGCTCGGAGTCCCTCAGCTGCGACTTCAGGGCGTGGACGGCCTCCCTGATGCAGGCGTTGTAGTCGTCGATGAGCCGGCGGAGCTCCTGGACGTAGTCGTCGTTCTCGTCCATGAACTCTCGAAGAGCGGTCTTGGCGAGGCCGAACTTCGCGACGGCCCTCTGCGTGGGGCTCTCCTCCGCTACGTCTCGTCTCGCTCTTCTTGGTGCTGCTCTTCCTGGCATAGCTGTTCCTCCTTCTCCTCCAGGGTCTCGGTGTTGATGAACAGTCCCAGCCGGTCGAACCCGCGGTCGAGTGGCTTCTCCCTGTAGTAGATGTAGCGAAGTTGATCCACGTAGTAGATCGCTCGCCGCCAATCAACGAGGGCCTGATGCCAAACCCCACCGTAGGTCTTGTCTCCGCTGCGCGCCAGGAAGGCTGGGTGGTACATGGTCATGACGGGGTAACGGATCGGAACGACGAGGCCAGGAAGCTCACAGTCTGTGATCTTCCCGTGCTCCTTGTACATCTGGATGCCTCGCTGCTTCGAGAGCTCCGCCACGGCCGGTTTTCCTAGCGCGACGATCAGCATTGGATCCACGATGTAGAGCGTAGAGAGCCACAGTTCCTGGCAAGAAGCGCGCTCAATGGGCGCTGGGTCTCTGTTGTCGATCTTCTTCCTCTTCGTCACCGGGTCCAAGACCTCGGCCGTTGGTCGGCACGCCACGATGTTCAGAAGGAAGAGATCGCCTCGGCTGTACTTGTTCTTCGCCAAGAACTCATCGAGGATGTCACCGCTAGGACCCCAGAAGGGGTTGCCGGTCTTGTCCTCTTCCTCTCCCGGGCCGATGCCGATCACCAGGATGTCAGCGTCAGGGTTGCCTTGGCCGAAGACGATGTTGCGGCGCTTCTCGTGAAGTGGACAGCGCTTGCATCCGATCCAACGCTTGAACAGCTCCTTCAGCCTTGCTTCCTTGTCCATCAGACACCCCTCGGCTTGAGTGTCGTGTAGTCGTAGGGTCCTCCTTCATCGGTTGGCCATCGACGCATCTGCAGGCGCAGCTTGTTGCACATCTTGTGGAACTGCTTGATGTAGAGGTCGTCGAAGATCACAACGAGGGGCTGCTTCATTCCCTCTCGGAAACGGTAGCCCTGGATGCGCCCCATACCCTGCTGGAGCGCATTCTTCCCGCCGTCCGGGTGGTTGCTGCCGAATGGGGTCAGCCAGAAGAGGGTGTCGAGAGAGTCCTCATCGATGGCCTCCATCACCAGCTGGTGGGTGCCGAAGATGATCTGCTTCTCTCGCAGCGCCCTCCACCGCTCTGCCACCTTCTGGTCGCCCGTGCAGATGCCGCAATCGACGTCCAGATTCTGGAACATGGCGTGCAGGAGCTTGAGCTGATCTTTCGAGTGGCTGAGGGCCAGTACCTTCCTGCCAGCCCTGACAGCGTCCAGAAGATCGAGCGCGATGTACTCGTTGCGGTCGGGCATAGCCCCAACGTAGACGCGCAGCTTGCTGACGTTGGTGTTGCCACTCTTGTCGGTGATGATCTTGACGTAGTCGTCCTCCGGGATGAAGAACGGCGTCTGCCTGAACCTGATGGTCGGCTTCACAGTCTGCATCAGGTCTTTGTAGAACGGATCGCCGACATGGTAGTTGTAGATCACCTCCGTCCCATCCTCACGGTGGACGGTCGCACTGAGCCCGTAGCGCTGGCCCGGGAACATCGTGGACGTGATGCAGAAGTAGGGCGCGCTCAGGTGGTGTACCTCATCCCAGATGACGATCCCGAAGTGCCTCCGCATGGCCGGCGTCACGGCGTCAGGATATCGGGCGAGCGTGTGCAGCATCGCAATCGTGATCGGACGCTCCCAGTCCCAATCTTCCGGGTCTCCCTGGATCCTGCCTACGCCACCATCGAACTCGAGGAACCGTTGGATGGCCTTCTCCCACTGGTCCAGGATCGTGGTCTGGTTGACGATGATGAGCGCGTTCAGACCGCGCTTCGCGATGTGGTGCAGGGCCAAAGTTGTTTTTCCCTTACCACAGTTATGGATCACGATCCCATTTGCCACGAAGTTGTGGTGAGGTGCTGCGCACACTACATCGTAGACCTTCTCAAACTTCCCGCATTCGATCTTGACAAGTTTTACGGGTGTGGGAACTCCGTAGCCAAAAGCCTTGTAGCCAGGACGGTGCCGACCAAGGTGGTCTGCTTTGGGACAGACTTCGAGATTGGTTGGATCGTTGTTGTGTATGTCCTCGTCCATGTGGTGGACATGGAACTTGGACGGGTCTATGAACCGTAGTCCTTCCACATTCCCGTCCATGCAACGTTTGCGGAACTCTTCCAGCGACATGTCATTCAATTCCGCTTCCGCGGTTGCTCTATGTACCTCGATCACGTAGCAGACGAACTGCTTATGGTATCTCTGTGGACGGGCGTAGGGGTGGCTTTCCCCGATCACGAAGCGCTTGTACGCACGCTTCTTCTTCCGTACAGAAACCTCACGTTCTCCATCAATGATGATCGAGTCGTTGACAAACAAGTACTGGGTCTGTACCCATCCGCGGGTCGTGAGGACTTCGTTATCCCTGGTCAACCGGAGAGTCTTGCCATCCTCCAACGTGATCTTAGTGGTGAGCTTCTTGCCGCGGTAGAGGATCTCGAGGACTTGTTGAAGACCTATTCTCCCTTCCTGGTTCGAACGGATGAGGGTCGGGATGCTATGGTCCCAGTTGTTCCTGGAGTGGGGGTCCAGACCGTGCGAGCGTTCGTAGGCTTTCTCGATCGTGGTCTTGAATCCTTTACCTCCTCGATTGAGACACAGCTCGGTGTCACCCGCCACACAGGCGAGGTTGAGGATGCCGTGGTCGACCGCGGACATGGCCTTGAACGCCTTCCTCTGCGTGTCCTCTTTGGGCTCGAGCTGGTCGAGCACGACGCGGCTTCTGAATGACGTGCGCGGGAAGTCCTGTGGTGTGAGGTCCACGATCGGGAAGGTCAGCTTCGCGTAGTCTTCGTTCTTGATGTACTCTCGGGGCACGGCAAGATGGCTCCCAGCGTCTTCCCAGAGCTGCAGGAACTCTTGACCGGCCTCCCCGGCAACAGTGAACTCCAGGGAGGCCTTGACCGCGTGGGAGTTGATGTACTTCTTTGGGAGCCAGAGCTGGGTGCCGAGATACGCCTTGTCCGGGTCCTTCACGACGAACGCCAGGTCAGGCATGACGGCTCCTGCCGAGATCATATCGGCCGCTGGGGACAGGTGAACATACATACACTGTACATCCGTTCCGTGTCCAGTGAAATCGACTAGAACCTGAAACGACAGAAGAACTGGTAGCCCTCGTAGAGCGCGCCGCGGCAGGCACCGGTCGCGCAGTCCTTGCAGAACCGCGTGAACGGCGTCTCTCCCTCCCTGACCTCGCCGGCCTTGCCTGCTTTGAGCACCTCCACCTTCTCCTCATCACGATCTCTGTCTCTAACAGAGATCCTCGACCCTCCGTAACGCTTGTCTCGGATGGTGTCCGAGCATTCGTCGTAGTCGGCGCAGCGCTGACATTCGGGATCGGTTGACCTGTAGTAGGCCTCTCGACCGAAGCAGTCTTTGTGCTCCTCCGCGTGTCTTCTTGGAAAACGATCCTGGTATCTCAAAGGCATGGATCCTCCTGGGCAGCTAGTTTCGTGCCTAGACAAGAGGCTTATAGCGACAAATCCCCACTCTTTGCAATCTGTACTGGTTCACTTGACACAGACGTGCTCCTGCCATTACTATCGGATATCACATAGTTTTATGGTGTAACAATGGAGATCAATACATCAACTCGAAAGATACCATCCAAGGTGTGTACGAAGTGCGGGGTGAGGAAGGCTCTCACACGTTTCTATCACAGCAAGATCAGTCAGGACGGCCGCGAGAAAGTGTGCAAAAAGTGTCGTGATGGGCAGCCTAAGAAATTGAAGCCCGAATCATTGCAGAAGATCAAACAGTACAAACGCGCGTACTATCAGGCGCACAAGGAGGAGTACAAAACTAGATCTAGAGACGGATACCGCGCCAGGAAGAAACGGGATGTGGATCGCAAAGAGAGGAGGCGGCAGTCTCTTTTCAAGTACCGCCTGAAGAAGTATGGGCTCACGTTACAGCAGTTCGATGCACTGCAGCTGCAACAGGCTGGATGTTGTGCGGTGTGTGGTTCTACTCTAGACCACACTTGCCACGTGGATCATGATCATTCCACTGGTCGTGTTAGGGGTCTTCTCTGCTGCCATTGTAACCACGGCTTGGGAGAGTTCAGGGACGACGTAGATTTGTTGCGGAAAGCGATTCAGTATGTACAGGATGGCTCCTTGACACAGGGCAATACACGTAGGTAACATCGATCCTGACTTCAGCATGGGGAAACCAATGATCAATCAGTCGCTTGACTTCTACGACGACCTTGAGGGTCACACGCTCAAGGCCAAGGTCAGTGACTTCACCAAGCTGCCCGACTTCATCAAGACCGCCGAGCAGCTCAGCCCCGAGATCAGAGACACGCTCCCCGATGACGTCTACGCCCTCGTCATGCTGGACGGCGGGCGGAAGATGCGGAAGTACGCCTGCACGGACAAGGGCAACACGGCCCTGTCCGTGATCTACTTCCTCGAGAACTCGCACAAGCTCCCGATCGAGGCCCAGAAGACGGCCGCGGTCAACCTCGTGACGGCCTGCCAGTGGTACGACATGGAGCCGCCCGAGCAGCTGACGAAGATCGCGCTCATCGGCGCGGCCATGAACGTCCTGGGGGCCGTCGATGCCGCGAAGACCGGCAAGGAGAACCTGGCTAAGATGAAGGCCAAGCATGGCCAGAGCGGTATGGCCAGTGAGATGGAACCGATGAAGGTCTCCGAGCTCACTGGGACCGACCCCATGCCCTACAGCCCGGAGCGCATGAAGAAGGCTTCAGCGCACGAAGTCGACGTCAGCATGGGTCCGATTTACGATTCCCTTCGGAAGGCCAACCCGCACCACAACCTTGACGAGAAAGCCTACTCCGCGATGCTGAAGCGGGAGATGGCTGACGACCCCTCCATCAAGTGGGACTATAAGGGGATCGGTCACATGCTTCACGATCAGTACGGTTCCTCCGAGAAGCGGGCCTCGCTCCATCCCCATGTCGACGTCACTGGCAAGCGGGCCCCGACGCGCGTGGTGCACGAGGAGCCGGCCAAGTTCTTCTGCCTGATCAAGGAGGGTGGGGCGCGGTACCCAATTGACACCGCGATCCAGGTAGAGAAGGCGGCCGAGTACTTCGTCAACTACGGACAGCGCTTCACGCCGTTCGAGCGCCATCGCTACTGTACGAACCTCACCAAGCGCGCCGAGGCCCTCGGCATGCGAATGCCAGACGTCATCCGCAAGTACGGGTCAGCCAGCTACGCCCCCGACGTGCAGGTGGCGATCGCCCGCAGGCGGCAGTACTTCCATGCGGGCGCGACCGAGCACGGCCTGCTTACGGAGATGATGCAGAAGTGCGCAGCGATCGTGCCGGAGACCTTCGCGGTCATGCTCGAGCAGTTCGACCGCAATACCGGCCTCGCCGACCGGTGGGGCAACGGCATCGACGATCCCTACTTCTCGGTCTT